CGTGAACGACGAAGCTGAAGAGCGTAAGCACGGCGGCATGGTTAAGGGCAAGATGGCCATGGTCAAGGGCAAGATGTCCAAGGCCAATGCCAGCCGCATGCCGCGCAAGTCGGGTGGTCGTGCGGGTTCCAACATGAACCCGCTGTCGTCCGCTCATGCCGGTACTGCGCCCAAAGGGCGTATGATCGAAATGAACGACTAATGGTTGAACGGGGGCTTCGGCCCCCGTTTCTCCTTTGGAGGCTTAGATGGCTGGTGCTTGGACGCGCAAAGAGGGCAAAAGCCCACAGGGTGGCCTAAACGAAAAGGGCCGCGCATCTCTTCGTGCTGAAGGTCAAAATATTAAACGCCCCGTAACTGCCAGCGAAGCGGCGAGTAGCCCGGCGGCAGCGCAGCGGCGAGATAATTTCCGCAGCCGCATGTGCGGGATGAAAGAAAAGCTGACTTCTGCTAAAACTGCCCATGATCCGAATAGCCGCATCAATCTTGCGCTGAAGCGTTGGGACGTCAAATGTTAACCCGCCTGCACATTGACTGAAGCGTTGGCGCTCTTCATGTGCAGAAAATATTAAGGAGCTATCATGATCCCAATCGTAATCACCGCCGGCCCGTTTACTGCGGCCAGCGCCACTAACATCCGCACGGCGTCTGCCGCCCCTATCGGTGCTCTTACGCTAAATGGCAGCTTGGTCTCTGGGGGCATTGCTACGCTCGACACGACTCGCCGTATTTTGCTTACTTTTGCCGGTGATGGCACTGGCAAAAATTACACGGTTGTCGGAACGAACGCTAACGGAGACACGATCACTGAAGTTATAGCAGGCGCTAATACAACCACTGTGTCTTCTGTTCTGGACTACGAAACGATCATCTCGGTCACGGCAAGCGCGTCCTTGGCCAGCAATCTTTCGATTGGCACGACCACAGTTGGCGGATCCAGATGGGTCCGTCTGGACAATGAATGGGCTCTGCCGAACTTGTCTGTTCAAGCCATTGTCTCTGGCACGATCAATTACACTGTTCTGATGAGCTATGACGATCCCAACTCGCCGACCAACCCGGTCGCCGCTGCGGATATGACTTGGTCTACGTTGGTTGCTGCTGCCGCTGCGACTGCCATCACTCAGTTTGCTTTCGCTCCGACCTGGGTCCGCGTTCAAGTCAACAGCTTCACTGCCGGTGCCGGAGATGTCACGACGACGCTCGCTCAGACCGGTGTGGTGCCTCAGTAAATGACCACCAGCGGGACGTATGCTTTCAATCCTTCGTTAGGCGAATTGACGCTCTATGCGTTCAATCTTTGCGGTATTCGCAATACGTCTATCGTTCAAGAGCATATGACCAGCGCACGCATGGCGACGAACTTGATGTGCGCTAGGTGGAGCAACCAGGGCGTCAATCTTTGGAAGGTTGATCTGGTCTCCACCGCGTTGGTTACTGGGCAAAGCACCTACAACGTCGGCACCAACACGGTGATGATGCTAGATGCGTACATTAGCAACGATAACTCTGGCGCGAGTATTGACAGAATCATTCTTCCGATAAGCCGCACGGAATACGCCAGCTATCCGAACAAGGAACAGCAGGGCTTTCCGACTGTTTACTGGTTTGATCGTCTTCTGTCGCCGACTGTCACGCTCTGGCCGGTGCCTAATGTTGATAACGGGCCGCAGACTCTGAATTACTACCGAGTGATCCAGATTCAGGATTCCAACTTCGTCAGCGGGCAGACGGTAGACATCCCATTTTTGTGGCTTGAGGCGTTTGCGTTTGGTTTGGCGCAGCGTCTGGCCATGGTCTGGTCACCTGACAAACTACCTTTGCTCAAGCCGCTTGCTGATGAAGCGTATGAGATCGCCGCGAGTCAGAATGTTGAACAGGCGCAGCAGTACATTTCTCCGCAAATCGCTGGATATTTCCGTCCTTAAGGGTGTTAGCCGATGGCATATGCCTCTCGATCTGGACGGGCTAGAACTAGCGCAAGTAGTCCGCAGGCATTTGCAGTCTGCGACCGCTGCGGCATTTGGTACAACCACGTCAATCTGCGTTGGCAGTTTGACTATCGCGGCACAACGCTGCAAAACATTCGGATTTTAGTCTGCAACACTTGCTATGACACGCCGCAATCGCAGCTTCGTGCAATTGTTTTGCCGGCGGATCCTGTGCCGATCATCAATCCGCGTGTTGAGTCTTACGCTTCTAACTCGACAGATCGTCGTCAGGTGTCAGGTTACAACACGACAAATGTGACGACAGGCATTCCTGTTCCGAAGGGCGACACTCGCGTCACCACCTTAAATAGCACGGCGACTGCTAACCCTCGCGTAACGCAAGAAACCGGCGAGCCACCGGGCGGTAAGAACCAGCTTCCAGGCACCGATCCGAATGCTGTCACTTACAAGAACGTCGTCAATGTTTCGAACAACGGCTCTGGCCTGATTCGGATCACCGTCACCGTCACGTCTGGCATGATCACCAATCAGCGGGTCATCATTAAAGACGTTGTTGGCGCTACTGCGGCAAATGGCACTTGGGTGATTACTGTCATCGACAAAACCCATTTTGATCTTCAGGGCTCCACGTTTGCTGGGACTTACACATCCGGTGGATATGTTATAAACAACCCCAGCTTGCCCTATGGATTTGATGAAATTCCCAAGACAGGACCACTCTAATGGCTAATGTTCAAATCCCGAATTTGCCTGCCGCCACTTCGCTTAGTGGCACGGAGCAAGTAGAAATTGTTCAGTCCGGCACATCTCGTCGTGCGACGACGCAGCAGATTGCCGATCTAAAAGGAATTGGCCCGACTGGCGCGACTGGCGCAGGCGGCCCAACGGGCCCCACAGGTCCGACTGGCCCAACCGGCCCAACCGGCCCGACAGGTTCCGCTTCCACCGTTGCTGGCCCGACCGGTCCAACCGGCCCGACCGGTCCCACGGGTCCGACCGGTCCAACTGGTCCGACCGGCACAGCGGGCGGCACTGGCCCAACCGGGCCCACGGGTCCGACTGGCTCCGCGTCTAGCGTGGCCGGACCCACGGGTCCGACAGGGCCGACTGGTCCCACGGGTGCCGCGTCTAGCGTGGCTGGTCCGACAGGTCCGACAGGGCCGACTGGTCCCACGGGTCCGACAGGGCCGACCGGTCCCACTGGTGCCGCCTCAAGCGTGGCTGGTCCGACAGGCCCCACAGGTCCCACGGGTCCCACAGGGGCATCGTCTAGCGTTGCTGGCCCAACTGGTCCTACTGGTCCCACTGGTCCCACAGGCGATGCTTCTACGGTTGCGGGCCCCACTGGTCCGACCGGCCCTACAGGCCCAACGGGCCCCACAGGCGCGTCGTCTAGCGTGGCCGGGCCTACCGGCCCCACAGGTCCCACAGGTCCCACAGGGCCCACAGGCGCTGCTTCTAGCGTTGCAGGCCCGACTGGTCCCACGGGTCCCACAGGCCCCACAGGCGCTGCTTCTAGTGTAGCGGGCCCCACAGGGCCCACTGGTCCCACAGGGCCCACAGGCGCTGATTCTAGCGTTGCAGGCCCGACTGGTCCCACAGGTCCCACCGGACCGACTGGTCCGACGGGTGCTGCTTCCAGCGTGGCCGGGCCCACTGGTCCGACTGGTCCGACTGGCCCCACAGGTGCATCGTCTAGCGTAGCGGGTCCGACTGGTCCAACCGGACCCACAGGCACGGCGGGCGATGCCGGTCCCACTGGTCCCACTGGTCCGACTGGCACAGCGGGTGGAGCGGGCCCGACTGGCCCAACTGGTCCTACGGGCCCCACAGGTTCTGCGTCTAGCGTTGCAGGCCCGACCGGCCCGACCGGTCCGACTGGTCCCACTGGCACGGCTGGCGGAACTGGTCCCACAGGTCCGACTGGTCCCACTGGCACGGCTGGCGGAACTGGTCCCACAGGTCCGACTGGTCCGACTGGACCGACAGGTACGGCTGGTGGAACCGGCCCCACGGGTCCCACGGGTCCCACAGGTACGGCTGGCGGAACCGGCCCCACGGGCCCCACAGGTCCCACGGGCCCGACCGGGGCGCAATTAAGTACGATTCCTGAAAACGCAAAGGTTAGCGGTTACACTCTGATCATTGGCGATGTCGGCAAATACATCAGCATCACAACCGGCGGCGTGACGGTACCCGCCAGTGTTTTCTCTGCTGGAGATCCGGTTTCGATTTATAATAATTCAGGCAGTGCTCAAACGATCACGCAAGGCGCTAGCGTGACCATGTATCTTGCTGGAACGGCGACAACTGGAAATCGCACACTTGCTCAACGTGGCATTGTTACTGTTCTATGTGTTGGCACTAATACATTTGTAATTAACGGCGGCGGATTAACATGACCATTCAGCAAATGATGCTTGCCGGGAGTGGACTGCTTGAGTTCAACGTCACGATTGCATCAAATACAACCAACTATAACCTGCTGACTGTTCTGCAAGCCGCTCCATTCAATTGGAACAATGTAAATCCCGCCAGGGTTACGGTGACCATCAACTCTGCGGTTCAGGTGACGTCTACGTCAACTGCCACACCGGCTTTTACCACCGGTTCGTTTGTGGCAAATTCACTGCTCTATATTATCAACAATGGCTCCATCAAGGGTAAGGGCGGCGCTGCGGGTAATGGTGGTGCGGTTGTTAATAACAGTAGTGAAGATCCCGGCACGCCCGGCGCTGCTGGCGGCACTGCTCTCAGTATTGCGTCTTCGTTATCAGGCAAAGTAACGATCACCAATGGTAGCGGTGAAATCTTTGGCGGTGGCGGTGGTGGCGGCGGTGGCGGTGGGCGCGATTACACTGCTGGTTCTGGTAAGGACCAGTTTTCGGTTGCTGCCGGTGGCGGTGGTGGCGGCGGCGGTGCTGGCACTGGTGCTGGTGGTACGGGTGGCGTTGGTAGTGGAGCTAGTGCTAACTACACTGGCAACGTCGGTTCTGCCGGTACGACATCAGCGGGCGGCGCGGGCGGTGTGGCTGTTGGAGATGGTACCGGCGGTAATGCTGGTGGTGCTGGCGGCGGATTTGGTGCTGTAGGTACTGCCGGTGGCTCCACTGGCGGCGCAGGTGGCGGTGGCGGTGCTGCTGGCAACGCTATCGCTCTAAACGGCGGCTCGGCCCCGACTTTTATTTCTGGCAATGATGCTACTCATGTTAAGGGCGCGGTTTCGTGAAAAAAATTCTTCTTGGTTTTACTGGCGGCGTTGATAGCACTTATCTGTTGCACAAGCTGCTGACCGAAACGACAGATGAGATCACGGCTCTCTTTATGGATTGCCGAAGCTGTGAGACAGAACTTGATTTTACACAAGTCCAACACGCCGAGATTCTCGTAGCGCAGCGCGTGATTGACTGGTTCAAGGCCAATGCTCGTCCCTTTGAATATCGTATCGTTGTTCCGGCTGAAGCTAAAGTTGGCGAATGGATGACGCCAACTCTGATGCGGACGGTGGCTAAAATTATGCCAGAGGGCTTTGATGCGTTCTACACTGGGCGCACCATTGAAAATACCCGCGAGCATCTCGGTGCAAAGACTGCTGGCTGGTATCAAGAGCTATTCGCTGAAGGCGGCGTTGGCGAGATGCGTCATCCGCTTCAGGAGTGGAACAAGAGCCGGCCCCACGCTTACGCTGAGCTTCCT